GTGGGAAAACATTCTAAAGCAAGACAAATTGACTACTGAATGTAGGGTTATGTCTAAAGATAGTGAAAAATACAAATCTCAAGACGGACAGAAATGTTTTGTTACATGGAGTTTAGATGTTGATAAAAGTTATAGTGAATCTATTAAACTAGCAATAGAAGTTCACAAAGTAGAATTTAAAGATGATTTTGAACCCCTTGAATTTGAAGGTTTAGGAGAAGGATATATGATTCAACTTCTAAACGTGCGTTTTCAAGATGTAAAATATGGAATGCTAGGAAATTTAGAACCAGAAAGCGTTTTTATTGATACAGAAGAATTAGATAATACTCCTTTAATTAGTTTTACTTTTCGGAAGTGATGAATATGTGGAAAGACATTCTAAAAGGCGAAAAAGTTCACCCTAGCGTGAAAGGTTTCGTAGATAAGGCCAACCAAGCACTTCGTTCAGAAATGATTAAAATGAAGAAAAAAGTAGAAGAAATGGAAAAAGTCAAAGAAACGAAAGATTTTAAAGATTTGCCACAATGGAGTAAAGATGAATATAATTATCGTATTCATCATATTAACAAACGAATAGACGACTTAATTTACCTAACAGGTGCTAAATTTGGTTCAAAGAAAGGCAAAGACGCATTGACTGGAAGAGAATTTGATTTAACCGTTGGTCAAAGATTAAGTCAATCTACTAAAAAGCCTATTGGGGCTAAAAGAATGGAAAGACCAATTGCATTTAGTTATGACCCCAATGATACGCTTGATTCAAATGTTATTCGAAGATTTGGAATGTCCAAAGAATTATTTGAAAAATTAGAAGAAGATACAAGAAATGTTTTTAGAGAAGAATTTAAAAACTTAGAAGGGGATAAATAAAATGGTAACTCGTAAGCGTTGTGGTTTTTGCCAACATGAAAATAGGGAAGAACTTGAATCCTTGTTGGAAACAGGGCAAGCAAGTTGTGATGCCCTAGATTTGCAGAATGATTGGAGAAGTGGAACTGCCGCCCAACATCAAAGAAATCACATGGGGAACTATGAAATGGCTTCTAATCCTCGTTGTGTGCTATGCACAGACCCGATGAGAAAACATTATGAGATTGCGCTTTCGGAAGGTAATATTACAAGTGAGGCAGTTTCTGAGGCTCTAAACGTGTCGAAAGAACAGGTGCAACGGCACATGAAGCACCACTTGTCGCCATTGGTGCAGAAATCTGCGGCCTCCTTGATAGCGAAAAAGGAGGTAAATGAAGTCGATTTGTTATCAGCGAATGTTCAGCGATTAGATATGAAATTAGATGAAGTATTCGCTATGGATGATTTAGACCCAAAGATAATTGATAGCCTCACCAAACTCGCTAGAGAGATTCGTGAGTCATTAAAGTATCTTATGGAGTTTAAAGGCAAATTGGTTCATAAGAGGCAAGATACAGTTATTTTCGCACAGATGCAGATTGTTCAAGAAGTCTTAGCACAGAACAATCCTGAGATTTGGCTAGACATTAAGAAAGAAATGCAGGAGAGATTACAATGAATTGGATGAACATTTTAAAAGACGTAAACTTGGGGAATACATATTTAACTTTACGAGATGGGAAAGAACTTACCACCGAAAATTTAGAAATCACGCTCGAATTAAAGGAAGTTTCTGGAAAATATAGAAGAAAAACTCAAGTTGGAGGAGATAAAGTTTCGGATAACTTTTCTTCTTTTGAAGATGCCCGTTCAAGAAATTATGAGGGCGTATATGGGGAATATGAATATGCCTTTATGCCTAAATTAAAGGGGTTTGTAGAATTATATGATGGAGACATATTAGTGAAGAAATTCAAGGCGGAGGAAATCGGTGTTTCATTTGAAGGCGGTTCTTTCAATAACATCAAAACATTTCCTGTTCCGATTATTTTTGAAATTGAATTAGATTATGACGATGAAGTTCCTTTCATTTATATTACTATGCAAGTCGCTTAATACAGGAGAGATTACAATGAAAAATCGAAAAAGATACCACTTCCCAGACCAATTGGAAGAAATTGCAAGAGAGGACAAAGAACGTAGAGCAAGAAAGGACAAAGAACGTAGAGCAAGAAAGGACAAAGAACGTAGATTTAGAGGCGATAGAAAAAAACAAACTTCTAATTTACTCAGCACTATGAGAATGATTAGACAAATAAAAGAACTTTCTGAAACATTAAGTGAAGAAGAAAAGAATAAATTAGCAAAAGAATTAGAATCCACTATTGAAAGTATTAAGCGTAAATTGGATAAACTCAAATAAATATAGGAGAAATTACAATGAGTTGGCGAAATATATTTAAATCTGAATCCCGTAAAAAAAGAGAAAGTGATTTAATTAACCAATTAAATGATTTTTTAGAAAAAAACTATCCTGTTGAAGCAAACTATGCTTTTGGAGAGTTTTTAGATAAACTATCTAAACTGGATTTTAAAGGGGAAAATATATTAAAAAATAAACCTTACTTTACACAACCCGCTTCAATTGATGAAGGAGGAAGTGCGCCTAATCCTAAAACATGGGATGAAATTTTTGAAGATATACAAAAAGATAAACTTGAAGAGTTTATAGAATATATTAGAATGCGTATGGAGGAGAAATCACAATGACACGATGTAAATTACTTGACCAATGGTTTGATGCAAAGTCTAAAGAATTAGACAAAGAAGAGAATAAGCAGAAAAAAGATTTGATTACTGGTGAAAAGAAGTGAACTGGCAAAACATTATTAATAAGAAATATAGTGAAGATACTACCTTTGCTAATTTTGATGACATAGAAGAACTAATTGATGCTATGTTAAAGAATGATGTAATGAATGCTAAGTCATTAAGTAATATCTACAAGAATGTTAAGTTTGGTAAAATAAATAAAAATAGACGAAAAGATTACTTAATGATGTTTAAAAAGTATGTTACACGAAAACACGGTCTTAGGGAACAATGGGAAGAATTAGTGTCAAAAGGCAAGTTTTGAGGAGATTGTAAGTTATGTCAGAAATCAAAACTTTTCTGGAAACTGCGAAAGGCGGTAAAATCTTGCGTAGTCTTTTACAATATCTACTAGTCGAAGATATTACAGAAGAGTTTGAAAATGCAAAATTATCCGATTCAATCAATAAAACATTTGAAATGTTAAATTCTGGTAGTTTAGATAAAAATGTTGAAGATATTTTAAACGAAGGTATATTCAAAGGCAAGAAAGATGAAGTTCTTTCTCGATTAAATTCACTAAAAGAAGCGTTTCTCTCTAAAGGAACAGGAACTGCCTCAAGAACAAAAGAGTTTAACGACAAAATTAAACCAAAAATTACAAAATTAAGAGAACTTTCGAAAAAATTAAGAGAAAATAAGGATAATGAAGCCATATTTTCTAAAATAAAAGGTGAATCAGAAGAGTTAGTTGTTGAACTTAACGAAGAAATAGAAAAATTTACTGAAAAATTCGGAAGAGAAGGCGGATTTAGAGATACTCCTAAGATTAAAGAGTTAATGGATGCTACAAAAAAGACAATTTCTGAATTTCAAGAGTTATTTTTAGCAAAAGATGTTTCTTCTTCGGCTACTTACTATGATTCTATACTTCAACAAGATATTTCTTTCGTTTTAGAGAGAGATATTGAGGCCTTTACTTCAGATGACGTTGAAAATTACATCACAGCAGTAAATAATGCTGTCGGAAAGGCTTCAACAGGTAAATTTAGACCATTATACATAGACCATGAAGAAGAAGGAGTAGTAATTAACTCAAGTTTTCCAAAAAGACTCTATAAAGGTAAAAGAGCAACACTAGTAAAGCCTCTAAAGTTCTTAATTGACAGCGATTTTGGTCAAGAATGGTGGAAACAATGGTCTAGAGGCCAAATTCGTAAAGGAGTTATTACCGCATCAGAAATTAGAGAAAGAATTGTTAAGCAGTTGTTTTATGGTGGTTTAACTTTTAGAGAACATTTTAATTTTAGAGCAGGTAGCGATACTGATAGAAAGAGCAGAAATAAAGAAATTGTAAGAGACAATGAAAAATTAGACATAGTTGAAGAAATAGATGAGGCGGGTAACAAGACTAAACGACTTAGATTAGACGATACTTTAAATGATACAATTAAAAGAGCAAGTGATAATGCAGACTCCTTAGAAAAGATATTTAGTTCATTTTATACAGAAGTATTAGGTGAAACTTACAACCCAATAGTAAATCACAACAAATTACTTGTTAAATTAATTGAAAAATACAATCAACCCGTTGAAAAGTTTCAGAATTTCCTTAAAAAGGATTATAGCGAACTAATTGATAAACTAATTAGAGAAGTTCGAGCAGATAAATCAAAATTAGGAACAGTCATTAGGATTGAAAATGTAGATTTACCAAAAGGTCTTGATTATGACAAAAAAGAAAATGTTTTTATTGATGATGAAGACGATATTCTCACTTTAGAAGAGGTAAGAGAGATATATAAAGGTGATGAATTAGCCACAATTAATCAATATATAGAAAATGTAAATACACCTATGGAAGAACCTGATACTTTCTTTGATTTCTTAAATAGCAAAGAAGATATTGAAGCATATTTCAATAAAATTGCAGAAAATCAACTAATTAGTCCAAATGTAGACAATTTACTAGGTGTTTTGTTTGAATTAAGCGAAATGGCTGAAAGAGAAGGCAATTATGAGGTATTAGAGGAAGAAATTCAAGCAATTATGACCAATAAAGCCTTCGATTCTAACGAAAAAAGGGAACAAATTGAGAGAATTGAGAGGGCTATTGTTGATAAATTAAAGAATTATAGTAGGTTAATTAAGAGAGGATTTGCCCAAAAAGCAAAGGATTTCATAGAAAATCACCAGAATTATACCGCAAGTGCCGATGTAAGAGGGAAACTTTTAAGGCAATTGGAAGAACAGAACGTAATTAGGAGGGAATGAGTATGTCTGATATTATTAAAGCACCACTAAAAGGAAAACCTTTAGGCATTCCCGAAGAATTACTTACTGAAGTTTTCAATGCAATACCTGAAAGCGAACATAATGTTTTTAAAGAATTGTTATTAGAAATATCTAGAGAAACAAAGCAATTTGACGAAAATATGTCAAGAATCGAGAAGAAAAGAAAAAAGAAAGAAATAAAAAATAAAATTGAAAGTTTCTTTTCAGAAGTAGAGTCAAGAGCAGGTAAACCAAATGAAGCCTTTAGAGAAAAAATTAAACAAGTTCAAGAAAAATTCAAAGAAGACGCTGATGAAACAAGAAAAAAGTTTAGCGACGAAAGAAGTAAAATCAGAAAACCTAGTGCTAATATTGAAGATAAAGAAGTCAGAAGAAAAAGGGAAGAATCATATAGGCAAAAAATCCAAGCAATAAATACAAAAAGAGATTCCGAACTTCAAGAGTTAGCAAGACAAAGAGATGCAGATGTAGAAAAATTAGAAAGAGAACTTACTGCAAGTGTAGAGTCTATTGAAATAGATAGAGCATTAGTCGGTAAATTGGCTAACAAGTTCTTTACTGTAAAAGTAGATAAATTAGAGAATCTAATAAATAAAATTAAAATAGAAAGAGATGGAGAGTCATATCCTAACAAAGTATTTATTAACTTAGATGCAGACAGTCTAGACAAATATGACTTTACTTTTACCAATGTAGAGTCTGTCGATATTCCAAAACTTAAAGAATTAAAAAAGACTTCTGAAAAGAAAGCACACATTCAACTTATTATTGATGCGGCTAAGAAAAAGGAAAAAATTCCTACGAAGAAGTTCGTAGGATTTGGTATAGATTCAGATGAACTGATTGCAGGGTTTAATTTAACAAAGTCAAATGAAAGAGAAGCAATTTATAAGTTCTGGAAAGAAATCTTAAAAGAAGAACAAAAATTCATAAATGCTGCTGAAACTTTTTGTCAAGAATTAGAAAACTTAAAGGGTATAGTAAAATCTAAAGAGATAACTGATTTTATGAAAAAGTATTTCACAGAAGATAATAAATTAAAAACAAACGAAATATTTTACTTAATGCCATTCCCTTCACAACTTAAAAGAATCCCAGAACCTTTAGGTATTTTGCTTAACATTATTGCATATGTAGAAAAATTCTATGAAGAAGTAGAGGTTTCATTTGAAGAAGGAGATTCTGATGAACTGCAAGGTTTTATTTCAGATTATGCTGCTTATGTTCCATCAGATGAAAGAGGTGGAGGTGGAGGAACTAAAGCCTCTTTTGATGTTTACAAGCCAAACTTGCTTGAAGAATTAAATTCTGATTCAAAGGGCGAATTGAAAAATATTGAAGAAGATTTAGATACAATAGACCCCCTACTACTATATGATATGGTAGTAAATGGAACTATCGCTTTAGTTAAAAGAGAAATCACAGAATTTAACGAAGAATTAGATGAATTTGTGGATTCTGATTCATTTGATTATATTAATTCTGTATTGGGTGAAGCGAGTTATAAAGATGCTGTTCTCGATGATGATGACTTTGAAACATTACAGGATTTAGTAGATGCTTTAGAAGATACTTTTGCAATTGAAGGAGATGCCTTTGTTTTACCTATCTTTATGCTTTACGATGAAAAGTTTGAAAGAGCATATGATAGAAATAAAAAAGAAGGAGAAATAGAATTTGAATATACTCCTAATGTTAGAGAAGATGATGACGGGAATCCAATAGGTATGTTTTCTGCTAAAGGAGAAAGAACACCAATTCAACTAAAAAGTGCAAGTGCTAAAAACACCGATAATAAAATTCAAGAATTCTTAAAAGATGTTGTTTCTTTGGTTGATATTGATTTCCAGTTCGCAATTAAAGAAGGTAAGGCTGCACGAAAAACTTTGGGTTATCAGCCCGATAGAACAATTTCTTCTTGGGCAAGAGATAGAGGTAGAGTAAGTATTGATAGATTAGAACAAAGTCAAGTTTCTACCATAAGAGGAAAAAAAGTTGAATCCAGCATTGAAAAAGACCTTAAAGATATTATGACTCCTTTCTTAACTGCAATTTCAGAATATTATTACAAACCGTTCTTTAGGAATAGAGATATTGGAACAAAGCCAAAATATCTTTCTAATAATACTGGAAGAGGAATTGTTCTTTTAGCCAACGAACTAGAAGTAGATACTATTCTTGGTTCATCCTACAAAAAACTTCTAAGAGGAACGCAATCACAAAGAAGACAATTAAGACCAGACTTATTCAAAGACATTCTAGCATTCTTAAACCTTACTAGAAACCCATCAAATTTAGAACAATTAATAAATATGGGAGAGGGCGCAGTTAGAGGACTTACTAAAATTTTCCCAAAAACAGAAGAAAGAAATAGAAATCACATCGCAAAAATTATTTCATCTTTAGCGGATAAAATGAAAACTAAAGACACCGTAAACAGAAAAACAATCAAAGGCAAAACAATTAAAGAAAGAGCCAAAGAATACGATAAGCAAGTTTCACAAGGATTAGAAATGCCCCTCTTCGCCTTACCATATTGGATTACTGTAAATAAGAGAAGTTTTACCACAAAGTATCATGATAAAGTATTTGCCAAATTAGAAAACTTCTTCAATAGAGGACAAAATGTTCCGCTTGTTCTGACAAAGATGCTAATGGCTCACGATGAAATTAGAAAAATGTTGGGCAAAGATGTAGTATATGGATTCTATAATCTAGAATACAATGACATTGATGAGTTTATTCTCAAAATACACGATGAGAATAAATTAGACTTAAGCCACATGGAAGTTACTGAAATCGTAAAGTCATACGATTCACATGAGAATATCTCAAAGGAATATGGAATTAGTTCGGACGAAGTATATTTAATCAAGGCAAACTTTAGGTGATACTATGGCAGAAAGATTTTCTGAAGATGACATTGAATTTGAAGAAATGTCAGAAGATGAAGCAGTTGCTACATTCGTTAAAGATGGCTATGATAAATATGTTAAAAGAAGTACGAGATATGGAAGTAATCTTTCTCCAGATTCAGAATGGGCAAAAAGCCCAGCAAAAATGTTTGTTGCATTTTATGAAGATACTCCAGTTGGTGTGATGGGATTTTCAGAATACAAGGGAGTTCTTTTAGGTGCAGGTATTCATATTAGAGAGGGATATAGAAAAGAAGATGGCTATGGTGGTCTTTTCAGTATTTTAGTTAAAAAGATTCTTTCTGAGAAAGGAAGTAAGACTCTTTATATTAATGTAGCAAAAGAAGGATTAGGTGCTGCATTTAGAGCAAAGGGATTCAAAGATATGGAAAAGGATGAACTTCCTCAAGATATACAAGAAGACCTTCAGGGAACTAAGTATTCAGACCAAGTTCAAAAGTGGATGAAATTAAAGGCTAAAGATATGGCAGTAGATAAGCCGATGCCACAGATTACTACTCGTAAAAAAATTAAAACAGAAAGAACAAAGCATAGGACTTATTCTGGTAAAAACTTCCCCGAATGGAAAAAGATTCTTAGGGGTGATTAGATGGAAATGGAAGAATTTAACTTAGAGCATCAGATGGATATGGAGTTATCCAAGAACTCTTTTCCATATTTTTTTCAACACGTTTTGGGTTTTGACTTTCCATCATATATACAAGAATGGTATGGTTTAATGAATGAAACACAAAGAACTGTTATTATTTGTTCAAGAGACCACGGAAAATCTGTTTTTATGCATTCATGGGTTGTTTGGAATTTAGTATTCAGACCTCCGCCATATCAAATGCTTTACATCTCATCTAACCAAAAACAGACAATGGTTCACATGAGAGATATTGATAAGATGTTTCAGCACCCTTTACTTAAAAAATTCAAACCCTCTAGAGGTTGGGCTATTGGTAATATTACTTTAACAAATGGAAATCAAATTCTTGAGCGTTCCGTTGGTTCACAGATTCGTGGTTTGCACCCACAAGAAATTATTATTGACGACCCTTTGAAAGAATTCAGCGTAAGTGGTATTCAAAAAGTAACTGATTGGTTTTACGGGGATATGATTCCTACACTTCACCATACTGCATCTTTGAGAGTTATAGGAACTCCGTTCAGTTATACGGATATTTACCGACAACTTGAAGAAAATGCTGCATATACTGTTAGAACCTATCCTTGTCTAAATGCACTTAATGAACCCCTTTGGCCTGACCGTTGGGATTATGATGCTTTAATGTCAAGAAAGGCTGAAATTGGTTCACTTAAATTCACAAGAGAATATATGTGTGTTCCTATTTCAACAGGAACTTCTCTCTTTAATCCAGAATATTTAGACCTTGCAAAGAATAAAAACTTAGTTTTGAAACCTAGCAGAAGAGAAGGATATAAGTATTATGTAGGAGTAGACCCAGCAATTTCAACAGATGGAGATTACAATGTAATTACTGTATTAGAAGTAGATGAAGATGACAATAAAAACATTGTATATATTGACCGTTCTAAAAACGTAGAGTTTAGAGAAAACATTAATAAAGTTAAACTCATTGGTAAAATCTTTAATCCAGAAGTAATCTTATTTGAAACAAATACATTCGCAAAATCATTTACTCAAGAACTTCGTAACGTCGCAGATTTAAATGTTCATGACTTTAACACTACTAGAAAGAAAAAAGAAGAGATTATCTTAAATTTGCAAATGACTTTAGAAAATCAGAAGATGAATTTTCCTTATGGTAATGAAGAAAGCCGACGTGTTACTTCTGCTTTAGTAGAAGAACTGTCTATGTTTGCTATTACAGAACGTGGAAGATTTGAGGGAATCGGGGCGCATGACGACATGGTGATGAGCCTCGCATTAGCCAATTCAGCGACGTTTCAGATGACGGATAACTTCATACTCTTGGATGACATGGAGATATTCGGGAGTTCTAAACCGTCTAACAATCGAGTTAAAATGCCTTTCTTGGGGTTGAATTTTTAATGTGGGAAGATATTCTTAAAGCAAGAAAGTTCTATGCCAGTAAAGTAGATTCTTTAATTAATGAAGTTTTTACTGGAAAATTAAGAGGTGGTAATGTTAATAATTTAAAACGTGATTTTAAAAAGATAAGGCAACTGTTAGCAGACAAAGACCTTACTGTTAGATTTCATGTAGAAATAGAAGTGAAAGGTGGAGAATTTACTGGTTTATTTACTATTGCAGCAAAAACTTATATGGAATTTTTAACAAAACTAACAAATAATCTAGAAGGTAAAAAAATACCAGAATTAGGTAGAGAATTTAACTTCGTGAGAGATACTATCAGAATATATTCAACTGATATGTAGGTGATATTAATGGCTACTTCTGAAGAACTGAGAAATATTTCTGCTAAGATAAGAGATGTCGCTGACAAAAAGGATGAAATCAAAGAAACAGAAGATGAAATCGAACAAGAAACAGGAGGCGAAATTAAACTATCATTTCTAAGCACAGGCCACGTTTTATCAGAATACGAAGAAATTCAACAAATCTCAAAGAATCTAAATATGAATTTAACTGATGCAAGAAAGCAATTAACTTACCCTAATGAATATGTTATTGACGGACAATCAATTCCAGACTTAGTAAAGAAAATGCGTTTGGCTCGGAGAGAACTGAAAGGAGAACAGAAAGATAGAATGTCAAAAGCAATTGACAATATCATTGATGCTTATTCAGACCACATTATGAAGTGTATTGATTCTATTCATTGGCTTAAGCCATACAAACATCCATTACTTAAAATGAACTTTACTGAAAAACATTTGAGAAAAATGGAAAAAATGAAATCAGCAGAAGAGAGAAGAAGTATTGTAGATACACTTTGCAAGTTCTGGGAAAAAGATTTACAAATACAAGACATGGCATATTCTGAAGAATACGCAAAAATTTCAAAAGAAATGAAAGTAACAAAGAAACAATTTAGAGATACCATTTCTAAAATCCATGTTCAAAAAATTACAAAGAGTAAAAGAGAACTCGTTCAAGAATTTGTTTTAAAATCTATTTGTGAGAATAGAGGTATAGGTGCAAAGAGAATACATGATATGATGCCTAATAATCTTTACAAGCATACAAATTCAAATATGATTTCAAAGATGGTCAGAAGTATGGATGTTATTAATGACAACGGTTCTTATTACAAAGCCCCATCACTAATGAAGAAAAATATTTGGGCTTATTGTGCTGCATTTATTGATTCAGACGGATATATTACATTAGACCGTAATATGAATCCTAGAGTCGGAATGGTTGCTACGGGTCAAAGAGGTAAAGTATTTATGGAAGAAATGCACAAGTCTATTGGTTTTGGTCGTATGCACCTTGACCAGAAATCACCACAAAATACTCGATTAATTAATCGTTTAAATTTTTATTCGCAAGATGATGTTACAAATATTTTAACAAAGTGCTTGCCTCACTTTAGATTAAAGAAAGGTAATGCTAAGTTATTGCTTGAACTTATTCGCATGAAAAAGTCTTATAAGAAAGCCGATTGGTATAAAGACCGTTGCGATGAAATTTTTAAGTTAATGAAATGGGAGAACCATAAAGACCATGTTGGTTTTGATTGGGCTAAAGAAAATATTTACTTAGATGACATTGCAAAGTTACAGGGTAATTGTAAAATGAGTCTTATGGATGAATTAGAAAATGTCGGTGGTATTGTTCTCAAGGAGGAATAATTATGTGTTTAGGAAATCATAATTTTATTTATTGTGGAGTATGCTACAAAGACGGAGATAAACCATTCGGATTCTGCGAATTATGTTGGCTTGCTCATGGAAAACCAAAGGGGATGAAAGAATGAGTTGGAAAGAAATCTTAAAATTCAAAAGACGATTTAAAAAAGTCTACAAAAATCCTAAAACGGGAAGAACCAATACTGTCAAATATGGTCAGGCTGGAAAGGCTAAAGATGGTGGAGATAGAATTAGGCCAAGCACAAAGAAAGGAGATGCTTATTGTGCTAGAAGTATGGCAATAAAAAGAGGCCTACCTAAAAAGAAAAGAAATGACCCTAATACGCCTAACAACTTAAGCCGTAAAAGATGGAAATGTCGTGGAACTAAATCAAGAAGGTGATATTATGAATTGGCAAGATATTCTTAAGAAAGACCCACGACGCACTAAAAAGGCTCGTAAAAAAAGAAAGAAGGGTAAGGCCACAAGAACCCATAATAGCAAAGGTGAAAAGAAAGACCGTTGCGCTAGAATTGCTGATAGGCCGAGTAAATATGGCCCAAAGGGAAGTGCATACAAATCGGGTGCAATGGTTCAATGTAGACAAGGTAAAATTTGGCGTGATGAAAAATGAGTTGGAAAGAGGTTCTGAAAGGCGGAGATAACTTCGCAAGAGAAAAGAAAGAAGGACTTCATGGTTGGTTTTCAAGAAGAGGCGGTGGTGGTCAAAAAGGTTGGGTTTCTTGTCAATCTTGTGAAGATGATAAAAAAGGAACAAAACCTTGTGGAAGAAAAGATGCTTCTAAAGGAACTAAACAAAGATGTAGGCCAACTTGTGCTGCTTGTAAAACATATAAACGAAGAAAAGGTAAAAGTCGTGGAAGAGGATTCACAAGGTGATTAAAATGAAATGGAAAGAATTATTGAAAGCCCATTGTGGCACACATAAAACAGATGAAAAGATGCTTTATGGTGGACAGAAAAAATTAGATGTGGCTAAACCTAAAGGAAAAATAACAGAAGCAGATTTTGATGAACTTAGGCGAAAAAAAGTTAAGAAATCTATTTTTGATAAAGACCCCGAAGAAATGACGGACTTCATGAACATTAGTCCTAGAATGAAGACAGCAAAATTAGAGCGTCAAATTTTAAGAGAAATTAAGAAAGAGGGTGGAGCATTAGGTATGAAAAACCTTAAGCAATTCGGAAAGGAATCTGAAATCAAAAGAGTTTTAGAAAAACTAGAAAAGGAAGGTAAGATATTTATGCACACCGATGGAGATATTTACACCCATAAACCGAAGTGATATTATGAATTGGCAGATTATTCTTAAAGAACTTTCTTGTCCTTTGGCAACGCAAGACTTAAAATTAAATACTAAAAATAGAGATGCAGCAATTAAAGACCCTAATATTAAATATGGGCCTTTAAATTTAGAAGATGAAGAGTATTGGATAAAGGCTGCTAAACATTGGAATACTAAACCAGAAGTTGCTAAAAAATCTAAATGCTCAAATTGTGTTGCTTTTGATATTAGTCCACGAATGAAAGAATGTATGCCATTAGAAGGCGAATTAGGATATTGTTGGATGCACGACTTTAAATGCCATAAAGATAGAACTTGCTATACATGGGCAAAGGGTGGGCCAATTGACAAAGACGCAGTATCTAAGAAAAATCAAATGAAAAGAGAAAACAAAAAGGCTTAATAGGAGAGCCTTTAATGGTCAATTGTCGGGAGGCGTAGCGTATGGTGGAACAGAAAAGAAGATTCTCCATTACTAACTTGTTTAGGCGTTCTACTCCCAAACCTGCCGATAGACAAATTTTTAACATTGGTATTCAAGAAAGAAGAAATCAACAGATGATGACCGCACCAATCATTTATTCGATGGTGCAACAGTCTGTTATTGTAAGAACCTGTATTACTCAATTAAAACAAGAAATCTTTAGAAGAGGATATGTTTGGGAAAAGTCTTATGAAGGGCTTTGTAAAAGTTGTGGCAAAAAACATAAGAAACCCGTTACAGAATGTTCTCGATGCGGTTCAACAGAATTAAGAGTTCCAGACCCAAAACAATTAGAATACATTGAAAAGTTCTTAGATAGATACGTCAATAAATCTGAACAGTTATTTATTGATGTTCTTCGAGAACTTGAAGATGATTTGAATACAATGGATGATGCATACATTGTAATGGTAAAAGAATATTTCTTAGACGGAAACGGTAAAATAAGAATGCATCGAGTAAAAGAATTATATCGGGGCGACCCAGTAACTATGTATATTTATGCTGATGAGAATGGCGTAAGAGGAACAAAGGGTTTTACTTGCGTGAATCATCGTTCAATTATTGCTACTGAACCACACGAAACTTGTGAAGTTTGTGGCAGTAATTTATTTCCTATTCATTATGTAAATAGAGTTGGAGGTGAAGACCAATACTTCTTAGAGGGAGAAGTTCTTCACTTTAGCAAATACAGTCCATCTCGTCTTTACGGATTATCACCTATTTTAACTCTCTATAATCATATTATGACATTGATTGCTATGGAGAATTACGTCAATTCATCTTATACAAAGAGCAGAATGCCGAGAGGTTTGTTGGCAGTACAGACAAGAAACATGGAGTCTATGCGCTCTTTTTGGAGGTCTGTTAAAGAAAAGATGGAACAAGACCCGCACTTCATTCCTGTCATGGGAATCGAGGCTGAGAACGGTAAAGGGGCAGTTGAATGGATTAAGTTCATGGATAGTCTGAAAGAGATGGACTACGTTTCGGTAAAGGATGATTTGAGAGATAGAATTTCAGCATTCTATGGTGTCAGTAAAGTATTTATGGCTGATAATACTACAAGTGGTGGGTTAAACAACGAAGGTATGCAAATTCTTGTAACAAATAGAGCAGTTCAAATGGCTCAAAATGTTTACAATAATTATGTATTTCCGTTTTTGGTCAAACAATTTGGTATTACTGATTGGGAATTAAAATTACCACCAAGCGAAGAAGAAGATGAAATTGCAGTATTGCGTAAAAGAGAAATCGAAGTCAATATTGCAGCATCAATTAAGAATCTAGGATTTGAAATAGATATGGATGAAGATGGGAATTTTACCTATACTAAACCAGAACCCGAAGAACCCGAACAAACAGAAGAAGGTGAAGGTGTGGAAAAAGACCCATTAGCAGGTTCTAATTTAGACCAAAGAGATATTGATGAGCAAAATAGACAATTTGCAGAAGGTGGAGGAAAACCTCAAGAAAATCCACCTGCTACAAGAAATAAGCCATCAATGAGTACAGGCCCAGATAAAAGATTACAAGGATTACCTGAAGATGCAGGGAATCAAAACGTAGATAGAAGAAGTGAAAGGAGAGTTGGTTAATATGACATGGGATTATTATAATACAGAAGAAGACAAAATAGAAAAATCATATGATGTGGGTTATGCTGTTGAAGGAACACCATTGGAGTTGTATGCTTCTTTAGCCATGTTAGCGTCTTTAGGAATTACTCTTACTTTTACAGATGAGGATTTTATAGCAGGAAGAAAGGCATTTATGGAAAAAATAAAGAGAATGGTTGAATCAGCGAGAAAAAAATTCAAGAAAAAAAAAGGTGATTAAATGGAAGAAGATAACAAACAAAAAGAAATTAGGCTAAGAAAAGAATTAGCAAAGGTAAAGGCGCAAAATGCAAGTGAATCAAGAAAGATTACAAAGAACCGTGATTTTTCTGTTGGTGGCATTCCACCAGATACTACGCATAAGCGAACAAATACATCAAATGATGTTCCTGATGCTATTCTTTTGCCATCAAAGCGAAGAGGAAAGAAAGAGAATATTCCATTTTGAGGCGATATAAGTGTCTTATTCTGAAATTCTTAGAAAGAGAACGGATGATGACCAGCGACAGCAAGATGAAAGACAGTTAGAACAAGCCTCTAAAGAACAACAAGATAGAGTTAAAACTGAGTTTAGAGAAATGAAAAATCGTTTCGCTAGACTTCAAGAATTATATAATGACCTCAAAAAAGAATTTTTAAATTCTGTTAAGTTTACTTTAGGTAGAAGAAATAAAATTGAGAGTTTCTTTCGAGATGTAGGAATAGAAGAAGTAATGTCAAAAAAATCATTTGATTATCTTTTGTCTGAAATATTCTATATGAAGAATAAAGATGCAGACCACTATACAAATCAATTAGCCAGTCAACTCGGTAATGTTGCAACTTACAGTCCAGATGGCAGTTTTATTCTCGAAGGAACTGATGAAACTACTATTAGTGTTGGAACTTTGGGAGAAAACCTAAAAGAATTAGCAAATAGCGAAATTGACGGAGTTCCTTTTGAAAAAGCAATTAGTTATATTTATAGAAAAACATTTAATCAACCAATAATTAGAAGTAAAAAAGAATTAGGTGAAAGGAAGCAAAACTTAAAAGATATGGGTAAAATTATTGCTGATATTGGAAAAACAAAAAGAACTGGTAGAAGATTACCTAAAGATTATAAAGACCTTATTACTGGTAGAAAAACAAAAGGAACATTAAGAGCAGTTAAAGGAGATACATATGCTCATAAAACAGAAAAAGACAAGGATGGCAGACCCGAAGAAATTTCTGAAGAAGAATATAAAAATTTAAATGAAGAACAACAACAAGAATACAAGAGAAAAGATTATCTTGAAGGAGATGTTGCAGAATTAGATGATAAGTTTGCAATATCTACTGCTAAGAAATTAGTAGAACAAATTGAAAAGAACTTTGCTCCCACAACTTACAAAGGATTTGAAGAATTTAATCTCCTTGAAACATTACCAGAAAATCCTGAAGAGTTTGTCCGAAAGAAGTTTAATAATCTAAGAGATACTTTAGAACTTGAAATTCAAAGGTTTTTGTTAAATAAAATAGAACAATCTAAAACAATGAAAAAAGAGAGAAAGTCAGAAATAGAAACTAGGTTAAGTGTTTTTACTGATAAATATGATATAGATAATGTAGGCACAGATATAGATTCCTTTATTAATCAAATTGATTTTGATGCTGTTATTGAACAAAGTAATAAAAATAGAGAGGCTTGGGAAAATCCAAAAAGTAACGCAGAAGGAAAACAAGTTAAAACTGCAATTAAAAACTATGAGAAAATTTTAGACTTAATGTCTGAAAGCGATGACTTTCCACTTAAAACCTTTGGAGATAAAGGAACTGAGCCTAATTTTAAACCTTTAGAAAAATCAAATATTAAAATCATAGTAGAAGTCTTACAAGAACCATTCGTTGAAGTATTTGAAAAATTTACAAAAAAGAACAAATTCAATAGAGAAATGAATAAATACGCAAAAGACCCTTCTGCTAAGGCTACTGTTTTATTAGAAAAAGGTAAGCCATTTAAAAAATTACACGTTCCTTTTATTAATAAGATGGGTGGAGAAGAATTAATGGAAAGGCTAAGAAATTTTAGTTTAGAAGATATGGAAGAATTGGAAGATGATATATCTAAAGATATTGATGTTTTTGATGCAGCGAAAGAAATGAGAGAAGCATTTAAAAAAGCATTCAATGATAATTCTGACAAATTATTCGAAGAAATGAAAAAGACCATTGATGCGTTTCTGGAAGAAAAGAGAAAAGAATTTCTTGACAGATTTAAAGGAAAAGGCGAAAGAGAAGAAGAAAGAGAGGGGAGAAGAATCAAAATTACTCCTAAACCTTACACACAGAATCAAATTAGACAAAATTTAATGTCTTTTAAGAATAATCTATATGATGATAAAACAGGAAACAAAATAGAAAAACTCATAAACAAAACACTTGAACTAAAAGCGTTTAGGAATTTCGATGCAGGAAAGAAAGGAGAAAAAAATACCATAAGTATTTTTAAAGAAAATATAGAAGACGCTCTTTCACAATACAAAAAATATGAACTTTCTGAAAATGAAAAAATTGAGAAGGCTAGAAAACTTCTAAAAGATATGTTTTCTCAACCTAATGATGATGACCCTGAATTTAAACAAAACTCAGAAATTGCAATTAAAGTTAGAGAATACGAAGAAAAATTCATTGGAGTATTAGAAGCATACAATGAATTAATTGTAAACAACGATGTCGCTGAAATTGCTACTGTTAAAGATACAATCAAACAATTAAGTATTTTTGTCAAAGACCCTAGAGAAATTCAACTTAAACCATTAAAGGATGGAATGTTCACTTATGATAAAGAAAAAGTTTTAAGAAAGATTATTACAAAGATTAATGCAATTACTGATACTACGGGTTTAATCGGAAGAAAAGAAGAGTTAATTGATAGACAGTTTTCACAAAAAGTATTTTATAGAATGTTTAACAAAGATAACTTTGAAGAACAGATAATTAATCATTTAGATAGTAAGGTATTCACAACAGAAATATTTCCATCTCTTAAACCAACTGCCGATGCTTTAGTTCGACAAGCCAAAGAATTAGTAAAATATGATATTCAAGAGCGCATTCCTCTAGGCCCACTAAGGGAAGGAGAAGAACGAGATTTAAACTTAAATGAGCAAATAAAGGGTGTAATTCGTAAAGCAATTAAAAGAACTAAAGAAGCAATTGCAAAACTAGAGAATAAAAATGCTGAAGATATAGAAAGACTATCAAAAGAAAAACATATAGAAATGGAAATAAGAAGAGTTATTTCTTCAAGAAGTAGAACTATTACTCAATTTGTAACAGATATTGAACAACTAGAAAAATACATAGGAGAATGAATAAAATGACATGGGATTTTTATGAAACAGGTGAGGAGTTCATCCTCAAAGAAAAAGAAGTAAAGAAAGAACTTTTGGACACATTGAATCCAAAGGAAAAAAAGCGCATTAAGAAAATTTTACAGTCGGCAGAACCAACTGAATTTTTTGGTCAAGACTTTACTAAATTAGGTGAATTAGTGGGTGAACTTAAATCATTAAACTTTATTAAATCAGATGACAAACTAAAGAAGAAAATGAAAGGTATGGATGAGCGCAACGTAGATATAGTAGCCTCCGCATCCAAACTTCGTAAGGAGTATGAATTGCTCTATCGCCAATTGCGAGATTTAATCTATCCTAAAGGTAAAAAGGGAGGAAAAAAGTAATGTGGTGGAATATTATTAAAATAAGCGATGAGGAAAGAAGAAAGATAATTGATAGATATAGAAGAAAGAAAACGACTTCTAATGTTCCATCAAAGGCAAAAAATGTAACAAGAAAAGCATTTAATTGTGAAATGTGTGGACAAAGAAAATCTATTCGTGCAATTAGATATTACCCTCCTATGAAAAAATTATGCAATTCTTGTGCTAGACAAAATTATGGGCCTCACTTTAAACAGATTGGAGAAAAAATAGAGGATGATTGAGATGACAGAAGATAAAGTAAGTGATGATATTTTGGCTATATTGAAAGCCTTAACAGATAAAATTGAAACATTGGAAAGAACAGTTTATGCAAAAGATAATTTGCTAATGAAGTCTGGTCTTGTTGTTTCTGAAAGCCCTACTCCAACAATGGATAATAAGATTGCTTCACCTGTTGGTGATGTAGCAAACATGGAATGGTCTGAAATTCACAAAATGGTAGAAAAAGTAGGAGGTCAGTAATATGCCCGAAAGAGTAACAAAAAAAGAAAGAATGGTTACTTTAGCCATTGAAAAAGCAAGAAAGACAATTGAAACATTAAGGGAATCTACACAAGTTATTCCTGTTGATACAGAAGTCGAAGTTCAAAAGATTAAGCGACCTAAAGTTCAAGATGCTTCAAAGATTACAAATCAAACTCAAGAAAAAGAAGGTTATGGGTTAGCAGGTGAATCTTTAAAGAAGTCATTTGGGGAATCAACATTAAGTGGCCCAAATATAAGAGAAGCCAACAGTTTATCTCCTAGATTTATAGGTTCAAATAGTTCTATTAATTTAACAAGAAAAGAAATGAATAAGGTTTTTGAAGAATTTGTAAAGAAAAATCCAAAGGCTACTGCATTTGACATAGCATATGAAAAAGAGTATATTGATGATTTCATCGCACTTGCAACGAAGATGTTCCCTAAGAATGTGGGTAGAACAATTAGCAATATCGGAGAGAGCCAATTTAAGAAAGAAGACGATATATCGGATAGCAAAGAATATATGATAGACGAAATAGAAGAAAAAATTGGCAGAATTAAGTCAAGTTTAGATACTTCTGTAAGTAAAGAAACTTTGCTTAAAGTTTTGACGGCTATTGAAGACGCAGAAGATATTATTATGCACCATCCTTAAACCTATGCTCCCGAATATTTACGTTGGTGATAATTCATGCCTCTTCTTATTGAAAAGGATAAGGACTCTTCTGAAAAGATTATACGTCTTTTTGAGAAAACAAGGGTTGCTTATCTATCTGCTCGCACCGACCCCAAAGAATATGGAAATAGGTGGCGTAAAGCAATTGATGACATTAGAGAACTCTATGAAGAACTTAATGAATTTAGCAAGGAATTAAAACAATTCATACAAGAAGATGAATTAGAAAACAAAGAAGCAAAAGACCCGACAAGTAATATCGCTGAAAAGATTTACAATGGCATTAAAGAAATGCGTTTCGGTTCTGAATTAATTGAAGACCCTTTTGCTAAAAAATTCAAAGGTGATGTTCTTGAAGCATTACTTGAATCTCCAGAAACTATGATTAAATTTGTCCACTATGCTTTAAGGGCTGACAATAAAGCCCTACCAAAAGAGATTTGGAGCATTAAAGATATGCAACCCGACACGATAACGGAGGGTCTGACGGGGCTTGACATAGATGAAGAGGATATAGCCCTCTATATTATCGAACAGTATGGGGATGAAAAAGACTCAAAGAAGGTTGAAAGCAAAGTTAAATCAGCCTTAGAGATGTTAGAGACTTTATTCTTCTCCAAGTATAGTGAAGAAGAATTCGATGAATTGAAAGACATCGAAGGTATTGAGAAGGCTGAAAAATCCAAAGACGAAAAGGCTGAGTCGGACTTTTTAGTTCCAAACAAACCTATGTATCGAATCTTTGAAATTGATGATATGAAGGAATTAAAGGGTTTTAGTGGAGAATATGTCATACAAGAAAAGTATGATGGTATGAGAATACAATTACATAAGATAGATGATAACGTAAAAGTATTCTCATACAATGGAAACAATATTTCAGATAAATGTCAAGAACAAGTCAAAGAATTAAAGAAAAAGAAATACGGAGATTGTATTCTTGATGCAGAATTAATTCTATTTGATGGCGATGAAGCCTTGCATCGGGCCGATACAATCGCACACGTTTTTAAAGGTAAATATCCTGATGCAAAAGTAAGAGCGCACGTTTTTGATATTATGCGACATAATGAACAAAATCTTGTTGAAGAAGAACTAAAGGATAGAATTACAATTTTATTTAACAATTACGCATCACATTCCACAGAAGCAATAGAGTTCCCTTCAAAGAAAGATACTCGAACTGCTGATAATTTAAAAGATGTTGAAGAGTATTCAAAAGAAATTATGGAGATGCCAACATCAGAAGGAGTAGTAATCAAAGATTCTACATCAACATACTTTATAGGAACAAAAAAGAATCCTAAATGGATTAAATGGAAGAAGTTTGTTGATTTAGATTTGATTGTATTAGATAAGAAGACTACAAAATCTAATCTTAATTCTTATACTTTGGGAGCAGGGCCAGCAGAAGGAGAAGGCAAATTCTTTACTGAAATAGAAGGAAAAACTTATATGAATGTAGGAAAGGCTCTCAATACAAAAATAGAAGTAGATGTTGGAGATATTATTCGAGTTAAGGTTGATGAAGTCAAAAAGAACGGAGATAGATATACTTTGTTTTCCGCAAAGGTTATTGAAGTTCCCGAAGTCGAATATCCTGATAAACTAGTAACATTAGAAATGCTTTCTCAAGATACTAAGAAGTCATTAAATTATGATGTTAAGGCATTAGAAAAGGGAATTAGAATTACAGACCACATACACGGTGAAGCAGATATTATTGTAAAATCAGACTTAGATGGTTTTACAATCTACGGCTTTGATGAAAGCAACCTAATGTCTAAGAATGCCATAATTGATATGGATATGTGGAAATCAAAAGTCGAAGAGATTATGAAGACTAAGCAATCTAAATTGACTCAAATTGTTTTTAATTATCTTAAGGACATGGGTTCAAAAGAACCAAAAGAAATTCACAATTTCTTAACAAAGAAACATAGTTCAGTTTATGAGGATATTCTTGAAGGAAAAATGTCAAAGGTTAAGGATTGGTTTGAAAATAGAGATGGTATTGGCTACGATACAAAAACCAAAAAACTCTTTGCTGAAGAGGATAAAATTATTAAAGAACCTGAGTTACTAAAAGCATACAAAACTCCAGAAAAATATAGAGAAGGTGAGTTTAAAGTATATCTTAGAAAAGATGATAACTTAAACATCGCTATGAAGTTAGCAGACGAAACAATTAATTGGTTTGTGAAACTAGAAAGTGATGACAACATATTTGATTTGTTTGGTAAAGCAGGTAAATATCCAGCAGAAGTAGCAAAGACTTCTTCAAGAGAAAAAGTAGTTGATTCTGGTTCTGTGAAATTAGGTGTTCAAAAAGAAGGTTATCATGAATATTTCTTAAATGGTAATAAATTCCAAACTAAAATTCATTTTAGGGTTGTAGAGAGTAAAGGCGACAAAATGTGGATTGCTTGGACTGGTTATAAACAAGAACCTGCTGACGACGATGAGGACAAGGGATTGTGGAATATCTATGAAGATAGGTTTAACTCCTTGACCATACCGACTGAATAATGCGTGGGTATTATATACTCAACTCAGATAAACTGATTTGAACGACATGAGCATCAGTATAAGTTCATCCAGAAATGATGATTTTATCATCATTAAAAGTGATGAACTGATGATTGGTGGTTATGCTTCGATTGAAATTGTAGATAAGCAAAATGATTTAA